GCGACAGTAGATCTATCTGACGCTAGTGATCGGCTTACGTGTTGGACCGTGGAACGTGTATTCCGGACGAATGAGTCCGTTCTACGCGCTCTGCACGCCGCACGTACGAGGTACATTAGAGACGAAATCTCTGATGTCACGAGCTTCCTGTCATTACGGAAGTTTGCCTCGCAGGGTACAGCAACGACGTTCCCAGTGATGAGCCTTGTCATGCTCTGTATCGCCTTGGGTTCTACCCTCGGTGATTCAGAACGTGTGACTTGGCCCAAAATAAAGGAACTTCGTACCAAGGTTCGTGTCTTCGGTGATGATATCATCATTCCTAGACACGGGTACGAGCGACTAGTGAGAGCCATGGAACTCCTTCAGTTGAAAGTGAATCTAGCCAAAAGCTATGTTCACGGACACTTTAGAGAGTCCTGTGGCACCGATGGTTTCGGGGGTTATGACATTACCCCTTCAAAACCTCGAACACTAGTTGCCGACAGTCCGGCATCGTGCCAGGCTGTAGTAGACACATCCAACAATCTCTTTAATAAAGGATTATGGTATGCATCAAGAACAGCCGAAGACCTTATTCCTATTCAGGTACGACAGTACCTCAGGATTGTGGGTCGAAACGATGCTGGATTCTCCGGTCTCTCGAGCTTTATTGGAAGCGATGAACGCCATCTTAAGAAAAGATGGAATTCTCGCTTACATAGGCACGAGGTCCGAGTTCGGTCTATTTCGGATCGAACTGGACGATCGGAGAGAGGCGGATTCGAAGGGCTACTGGACTTCTTTGCCAGAGCACACTCTGATTTCAACCCTAGGGTTGTATCAGAATCCATCGACCGCCGGAGGACGATCTCTCGTCTTCTATGGGAGCCCCAGAACACTGATGCTCGGATACATGATCGATATGACGGAGCACAACCTCGGAACGGGCGTACTGACAAGCGTCAGTAACCTGATCGAGAGGCACCAACCTTTCTTGTTAGGCCAAAGAGCCTTCAAGCAGTTGGGTGTACATCCTGATATCGAGGTGTATCCTCATGAGCTTCAGGACTCTATGGCGGATTTCGTATCCTGGCTAGATAGCCAGGTAGGTCGGAAGTTTAAAAACCAAGTGGACATCGATCCTCAATTTATTTGAGCTCGATGAAACCACTTTAAACTCCGATCTGTTTAATACGGATCGTTCATAGAGCATAATGCTCTGGGTGGTGGGCGATTCCGCT